GACAGCGGTGCTCGTAGGGACGAGGCCTGCGCGTGTTCGCGGGGACCTCTTTCCTCGTGCGATGGGTTTTCTGTCTTGACGGCGTACGTGGGACGGTTGTATGCTGATGTGTCCGACGGTCTGCGGTAACGCTGGGCGTCGGGGAGTTGAAAACTCAAGAGGGGATGATCGGTTTCGACAGTGGTCGTCGATCGAAGTGAAGCGAGCCGAGGATGTGCGCTCAACTCGTTAACGATGCGTGCAAACCAATAGGTGCCGAACAGAATCGCACCGACTACGTTCTCGCTGCCTGATATCGCAGCCTGAACCTTTAGTCCGTCAGCCCGGGAGTTGCTTCCGGCCCGGTGTCTGGCGTCGTCTAGGGAGCCACTGGGAGTCGCCCATGTTGGTGGGGCGCCTCCGACACTCAATCAACTGAGCCCATCCGGCGGTGAGTCTACGCAATGCCGGGGGCCGAGAAATAAAACCGTAGACTGCGCTCGGAGAAGAATTCGGGGCCGACTATTGGACGGGGGTTCGATTCCCCCCATCTCCACCCTACACCCCGGAATCTCGTTGAGGTTCCGGGGTTTTCGTTGCCATTTAGCAGAATTTACCCCCTCATGCACGCAGCGAGCATGTATCAGGAAACATCAGGTTGTATTATCGGTAGTGGCGCAGCTGTGGTGTAGACAGTGGAAAAAGATCCTGCGCCACTCAACGTGGAGGAGTGCTCATGAACGCCCGCCGCTCGTTCGGCTCGATCCGCAAAAACCGCGCAGGCAGGTACGAGGCCCGCTACACCGGACCCGACGGTGGCAAATACACTGCCGGACACTCATTCGTCCGCAAGGGTGACGCCAGTTCCTTCCTCTCCCACGTCGAAGCTGAGATCAGTGCCGGGCGCTGGATCAGTCCCAAGGACGCCCGCGAGCGCGAGCGCGCCGAAGGGCAGGCTGTCGCGCGCGCGGCGACGACGTTCGCCGAGTGGTCGGCGCGGTGGCTCGCCTCGCTCGAGCGACTGGGCCGCACGCCAAAAACGATTCAGACGCACACCTATCGGATGCGACGCCTTGTCGAGCGGTTTGGAACTCAGCCGCTCGGCTCGATCAGCGTTGAGGAGGTGGATACCTGGTACCAGGATGTCTGGCGCGAGCACGGGCCAGGCGTCGTCCGCCCCGTCTACATGACCCTGTCTGCGTGCATGAGCGCGGCGGTCAAGGCCGGTCATATCGAGGCGACGCCCTGTCAGGTGCCCGAGGGACAGAAGCATGTGCCGACGCGGGATCGTGCGCGACAGGTCGCTACTCCCGAGGAGGTCCAGGCTGCGGCGAACGCCATGCCCTCTCACCTGCGCATCGCCGTGCTACTCGCGGCGTGGTGTCAGACCCGCCTCGGCGAGGCGATCGGCCTACAGCGCCGTGACCTCGACCTCGACGCCACGCCGCCTACCCTGCGGATTGAGCGTCAGGTGCAGTACCTGACTGGCGTCGGTCCGGTTGAGACTCCTCCAAAAAGCTCGGCTGGTGTCCGCGACATCGTCATCCCCGCCTCCCTCGTGCCCGCACTACGCGCACATCTCGACATACACGTCGATGCTGCGCCTACGTCCTGGATCCTGCACCCCGAGAGCACTCGGAGTCTGCCGATCCACCCAAACTCCCTGCGCATGTCCTGGGAGAAAGCTCGCATCGCTGCAAACATCCCATGGTTCAAGTTCCACGACCTCCGTCATACGGGCCTGACAATCTTCGCTCAACAGGGCGCCACTCTTGCAGAGCTCCTCCACCGAGGCGGGCACAGCGACGTAGACGTCGCGCTCAGGTATCAGCACGCGACCCGTGAGCGCGATGCAGCGCTGACAGCGAGGATGGACGCGGCCGTGCTAGTCTGACCCCGCGCAGATCGCTGGAGGCATCGAGGAATTCTGATAACGCAAGGAAGGCCCCACCACCCGTTTCCGGGTGGTGGGGCCTTCCTTTATCAGCGCTTTCCTACGGGTGGACGCGGGACGGGTAGGACGCCATGAGCCCCGCCGCACCCTTCGCGAGCGCCTGACTGGCCTGTCCAGCGTTCGTGATGATGTGCGCGATCGTCGGCTTGCCCGAAGCGTTCAGGCGGTTCCACACGTCCGCGCCTGCGCTCCATTCCATCCCGATCACGTCCCACTTGGACAGGTCCGAGGTCACGACCTCGCTTGGGTACAGCATGGCCATGGTCTTGTAGCCGCGTGCCTTCGCTCGCGCCGCGCTCGTTCCCCGCGCGAAGACTTTCCACAGGACGCGGCGCTCGGGATGCCCCCCGAACGCTGTGTCCAGGTACTCGAACAGCGCCTCCTCAGAGGCGAGGTCCCCAGGATTGCGCTGATCCTCGGATGACGTGGTCTTGTGGTCGATCGCGAGCACGATGTCATCAGGCACCTGATCGACGATGTCCGTCAGGCGCATAAAGCCACCCGAGGCCTGGCGGAGCGTGCGCAGCGTCGACCAGGGTGTGTTCCAAATCTGGTAGTCCGTTCCCGGCACGGTGCGCGTCGTCTTCCAGTCATGGATCGCGACGAACTCACCGGACGCGCAGCGGCGCACGGAGATCTCCAGCGCTTTGAAGCCCGCGCGCAGCGAGGCATCCAGCCCAGCCTGCGTGAACTCCGGGTACTCCGTCCCACCCATCCGATGACTGATGTAGAACGGCCGCCGCGACAGAAACGCCGTCACCGCGTCCTCGCCCGCAGGACTCACCGGCGTCGACGGAGCACGCCTCGATAGGCTCACATCGCCACCTGCGCGGCGACGCACTCGCACGACACCGGGCCTATCACCACCTGCACGCCGACGCTCGTAGACGACGAGTTCAGGCATGCGCGATCACCTGCACCGCGAGACCGTTCGACCCCTGCTGGTTCGGGTACGTGACAACGAGGTCCGCCGGCTGCGAGCCCGTGCGGCGCGCCAACGTCACCGTCTGGTAGTTGAGGCCTTCCTGAGCTGCGAAGGCCAGCTTTTCCCACCCCGCAGAGACAGTCACCTGCTCCGAGGACTCAACTGCGCTCGTCCGCTCGAACGCGAACCCCAGCACCACGCCCTCGCCCGCGAGCGCGGGGGCCGTGCAGGTCGTTGTTTCGACTGGCTCTGCCTGGCGTTTCTTGACGGTGCCAGCCTCGATGGTGGAGGCTCCTCGGATAGAGGCGGCTGCCCAGCCGATCTCCGCGTTCTGGCTCATCGTCAGCGTGACGGTAGGCGCCCACGGGCCAGTGATGACGACCGCGCGCATCGTTCCGACCCAGTACGGGGCGACAAGCTGGTCCCAGCCCTGCGGCACGTTCAAGTTCGCCGGCGTTCCTTGGGCCTTCTCGTTCAGGCCGATCACGATCTTGTCTCCGGCCTTGCCATCGACCTTGATCGTCACGGTCTGTCCGACGACCTGACCGGCTGCGCTGGCGACGAGCGTCGGGCCAGCCTCGGGGACAGGTCCGGGAGTCGGGGACGGCGCCGGGGACGCCCCGGAGACAAGGAAGTAGATCGTGCCGTCCGGCAGGGCCTGCGCTTCGGCCTCCGTGGAGCACACGGTGATGCCGACGCGCTTCAGGGCTTCGGCGAGCTCGGCCTTGGTGGCCAGGCCCGCCAGGTCACTCGCGTGGGCCACCCCCGCCACGTCAGCCTTGGTGGCGTACCCGGTGAGCTCAGCCTTGGTAGCCAGGCCCGCCAGGTCGGACGTACGGGCGACGCCGGCCACATCGGCCTTGGTGGCCAGGCCCGCCAGATCGGCGCGGGTCGGCAGGTCCGCGACCTGGCTCGCCGTCGCATACCCAGCCAGCTCAGCCTTGGTGGCCAGGCCCGCCAGGTCGGCGCGCTTGGCATACTCGGCGAGGTCGATCGTTCCGCCCGCCGCGGCCTTAGCGACCTCGGCCTTGGTGGCCAGGCCCTCGAGGTCCGCCCTCGTCGCAAGGGGCGCGACCGCGCGCGCGATCGCCCTGTCAGCGCCCTGCTTCGTGTACAGGACAGGCTTTTCTGCCATCACTCATCCTCCGATCGTGATCGTGTCCCCGTCGCCGGAGACGACGCCGGGGATTGTCGCGGTGTCCCCGTCGCCGGAGATCTCTACGCCCGGCACCGGAGGCGGTGTGGGCGTCGGGATCTGGTCGCCCGAGAACACACTTTCGAGCGAGTAGATGACGCCTGGTTTGAGGGTGACGGTCGCTTCCCGCAGCGTCCGCCCCGGCACGGCTAGGCGCAGGCGCACTCGCGTCTCCGACTTGATGTCGAGCGGCAGGGCGATCCTGCCACTCAGGTCCGCGCCCCGGCTGACAGGCCCCCCTGCCAGGATCGCGGTTGTTTCCCCGCTCGGGAGAGCGAGCGTCGCCGTCAGGTACGCCGTGGTTTCCGGCGACCCGTCCAGGCGCGCCGCGGCACCGGTTACTGTTGTTCCCATTTCTCCACCCTCTCTTGTAGACGGTCTAGGCGGTCATGAAGGCGAGCGTGCGCGTCGTGCGCATGCTCATCGATTGTCCGCTGCGCGGCCTCACGCGATGTCCGCTCATCGTGGAGCTCCTCGGCCATCTTGCGGCCGCGCTCGTCGATCCTGCCCACCCGCGCCTGCACCTCCGCCAGGCTCCGGCCGTGCGCATCAAGCGTCTCGACCATGCGCCTGCTCTGATCGCTCAAATCCTTCACCTGGGCCGCGAGCGCACCGATCTGATCGGAGACCACCCACACGGTCTCGATCGCCCTATCGAGATCATCCCGAACGTTCGTATCGTGGTTGTTTTTGATCTCCTTATCCGCGCTCTGAGCGGCATCGCGCGCTTCCGACGCTGTCGCCGAGATGTGCGCGAGGCGCGCGTCAAAAGCTCTGCTGACGTAGCGCAGGCCCGCGACGACGGCCGCGGCGGCAGCACCGATGACGGCTACCGCCGCCGCGACGATCGCGGTGACGACCTGCGGGTCGGCGATGATGTCAATCACGTGCGCTGTCCGGCTTGCCCGTCAGTTCATCGAGCGGCTGACCGCCCGGAGTCGCGGCGCCCACCCAATCAAGGATGCTCGCACCGTTAATGCGGACGGCCGACAGCATCGTGTACACCGACCACGCGACGCCCAGGAACACGGACATCTGCGTGACCAGCAGACGCCACGTCGCCGGGTAAGAGCCGGAGACCCACACGGCCGCAGTCGTGACGAGAGCGACCGCGACGAGGAGCACCACACGGCGGCGGCGCGTCCACCAGGGCTTGTCCAGCGCAGCCTGAACCATCGGCCACACCAGACCGACAATGACCGTCGTGATGAAGGGGTCCGACTGAAGCCCCATCAACAGCTTATCCATCTCATTCCCCCTTCTCCGCGCCCGCGAGCGCGGTGTTAATCGCGGTGTTGGTGGCGGGGCCGTAGATCTCGTCGTCGTCCACGCCGACGGCGCGCTGGAGGTTGCCGACGACGCGGTCGTGCGCCTCATCCGAGGCGTCGCCCCAGATGCCGTCCGCCTCGGTATCGATCACGGACTGGACGTACTCGACGCCGAACGGGAACTGGCGTCCGCCCCACGAGCTCGCTGCCACGACCGCGTAGACGCGGCGCGTGGTGTCGGGGCCGAGGACGTTATCCGTGTCCGCGCCAACCGCGCGCTGGATTCCCGTAATGTCCGTGTAGCCGCTGGATGAGCCAGTGGCCGCGTCAGAGTAGTAGGGGCGGATAATCGCGCACACCGCATCCCAGTCACGGGACCGGCGGTAGACTCCACCACCGTTGGACTGGGACCCCGCAGCTCCCGCACTGGTGTTGCCCTCGATGGTCTGCACCCACGACCCGTAGTTCGCTTCGACCAGGCCGACGTGGTCGGCGATGCCGTCCCCGTCCCAGTCGAAACAGATGAGATCACCAGGTGCGGCACTCGACGGGTCGACAAGCTGACCGGCCGCCCGCGCGGCGTTGATGCCGTAGGGGACATAGGCGAAATCCCCGCCCGGAAGGACGGAATGGCCGTCGGTCCCGGTCGTGCACCATGATGCGAACATCGCGCAGTAGGGAACGCCGGAGGCACCGTAATAGGAGCCGTGGCGCTGCGCATACCATCGCCCGTACTTCGTGCCTTCCTCCGGGTCATCCCAGCGGTTATAGCCGATTTCTCCGGCCGCCCACGCGACGGCCTGCGATGCGCTGACGCTCATTCGCCCTTCACCTCCCCGTAGGGAAACGTGATCGGCTCCACGACGTCATCGGGAGTGTTCGTCGCCGGAGGCATCTCAGCCACCAGTTGCTCTTCTGTCAGGTCCATCAGGACCTCCCTTCTACTAATTCGTGTTGGGCATGATGAAACCCCCGAGAGAGTTGATCTCCCGAGGGTTTGTTGGTGGATCCCCTGGCGGATCACCAGGGGACGTATGTGGCCGAAACTGGTACGATCCAGCCGTGTCCGCTGCGGATTGTCGAGTAGCCCTTGATGCTCAGCGATCCGTTGGATCTGATCCGCAGATAGGCGTAGGTCGGATCAAAATCTGCGCCACCGCCCGTTACGGTAGGACCAATAAACTGCTCCTGCGATGGCCTGAATTTCGCGGGTATCGTGAGCAGATCATCATGATCCCCTCCCGCCGATATCAGGACTCCTGAGATCTGCACGACGCCGGCGCGCATACAGATCCGTGGGTTATGGCCAGCGCCTACTCCCCACCCGGACGACACGACGAGAGACTCCCACGGGTATGTCTTCCCGCCGACTTCTGTCCAGGCCCGGCCATTCCACGCCTGCAGACTGCCCTGATCCTGCCTGTACACGAATGCCGGATCACTGTCTGTCATCCGCACGCCTGCACCTTGCAGGGCGGCGATGTACTGCGCGGCAGCCGTCTCGGATGCCACCGTCTTGATAGACGGAATCGACAGGGAGAGCGCCGTCAAATCGGCGCGTTGCGCAGGGTCCGTAGGCGAGGGCACGCGGTGCCCGCGCTGATCGATGTAGCTCATGCATTCTCCTCCTGCATATACTCCAGGCGGAGACTCAGCGAGTCCCCGCCTTGCCTAACGCCCCCGTAGGCTGCCCCTACAAGCGCGATCCCCATTCCCGGGGCCTTCATGGATTCAGCCAGACGCATGACGTCAACCTCGATGCGGTCTACCCCGACTTGCACGGGAGCGCTGACTGTCGGCCCTACAGTGCCCGGCCCAGCATCTGAGTATGTTGCTGCCCCCACTTGCACCGACCAGGGGACCGCAGACGGCGCCGGTCTGAGGGTCAGTACAGCTGATAGGACGTCTATGCGCCCAAGGGCCTCTATCTGTCGGCCAAAAAGCGCCAGGCCGCGTAACGCGCGGCCCGCTGGGGATTTTCCTTGCCATGCGCCCCCGCCGCCGTAGCGAGTCCATGCCGTGCCGTCCCACGTCCCCACCCACTGTGCGGGGATAACCGCCTCACGAGCTGACTGCGGCGGGGAAGCGGGCGGCACCCATTCGAGCAGTGGCGTCTCCGGCTTCGGCGCAGGACCTAGCGCATGAATCGGACGGCCCGTGTCCTGGTCGATGAGGACGTGCGCTGTCTCGACGCCCGCCCAGTTCACAGCGGTGGCCGGCACTTGGACGGGCGGCCCCCCGAAAAGACTCACCACGACTGAGCGACCGCCGTCATCGAGGCGTACTACGCGCCCGATCGCTGTAGCTGACCGGTCTGAGCCGTATCGTGGTGGCAGATCATCAGGAGCCGTCGAGAGCAGATCCATCACACGGCTCACTGCGAGACCTCCAACTCCGTCTTTTGCATGCCCCTGTACGTCAAAGGCATCTCGTACGCGGCGACAAGGCCCCACAGCGTTTTCGTCTGCGCGGCCTCTACCGGCTGCGTGGAGACCTCTACCTGCGCATCCAGGTGGATTCTTGGATCCGGGGCGTGCTCGACGGGGACTTTGACCTTCTTGCGAGTTGCGTCAGCCAGCATCGCCTCCGCCGCATTTTTGGCTTGCACCGCCGATGTGATCAGCGGGGATGAGAAAAAACGCGGCACGACGCCGTACGGGCCGTTAACGCGCATCGGCCCCGTCAGTTGATCGGCGATCTCCTGAAATGACGGTGCCCCCTCATCTGACGTTTCCTGGCCTCGCGCCACAACCCGGTTGTAAATCTTGTCCCGGCTGACTGAGGACGCCACACCCACGACCGTGCCTGCTTCTCCGTCTGTGAGGCGTAGCTGCGGGCGCGATGTCGGGTCAGCCACCGGCGGGGATAGGTAGAGGATGCCGTCCCCGCCTTCGCGTACAGAGGCTGGCCACGCTCGCGCGATCTCGTAGATCGCGTCGATGCGCGACTCGCCCCACGTCATTGATGGGCACGGATAGTCCCTCAGCGCAGGGTCGATGATGAGGCCCATCCGGGTGCCGACAAGTCGACGCAGCTCAGACGCGAGCGTCCCCGCCGGGTCAGGAGCCATCGGCTCGGTGAGCCGGTCCTCCTCCAGCCGCTGCAACAGGCTCTTGCCTGTCACTCTGACCGTTGACGCTCCCGGCTCCACCGCCGTGATGAGGAAGCGCCCGATGGGGATCGTCCACCAGTCCCCGCTGAGCACCGAACTGATCGTCAGGGACACATGCAGAACCTGACCGTAACAGGCAAGCGGATGCCGCGGATCGGTCGGGTCCCAATCCCGCCAATCCTCGTTTTCCACTGCCCCTACACGCGGCACAGTGAGCGAGAGCGACCCCTGAACCTGCTGGCTCGCATCCCACGCGACAGACCCGTCCTCGACGGGCACTGACCCCAGAAACTCTGTACCAAGCCACGACTCTACGGTGGCTTCCATCGCGTATGCCGACGTCAAGACATCGTCTGGAATACGCGCACCCGCGTCGGCAATCACGCTCACGGTTCCTCCTGCCACAGTGTCCGGTCGAACTTTTCCCACGACCACCGTCGAGCATCAAGCCCATTCCATGTGAGCGCCCGGGCGTCGAAGTCTGCCCATGTCGACAGCGCTAGTTGCGTGTTTGGCTGCGGCAGGCCAACGATTGTGCCCTTGATCGCCCACGTCCGCTCAGCCACATCAAGACGCGGCGCGCGCTCCATTGACACTGATGTCACGGCCATGACCGTGACCAAGTCGACGTCACACGTACCCAGCATGCATTGCAAGCACCGCGCCGGGTTGTGGAACAGAGCTGCTGGCGTCGGAGACCCCAGCAGCTCTTTCAGCGCAGACGTATCGCGCATATTTGTCCGCGCCGTCAACGAAACTGTCCCTGCCCCGCCCTTGGGCGCGTACACAACCAGCGGAGTTGACCTGCCCGGCACCTCATGCTCAGTAACCCGCATCTTCAACTCGCGCTGGTCCGTGCCCTGCCACAGCAAGTTCACGGTCTTCCCGCCCGCCGTATCAGTCATGAGTGACAGCCCATCCCATGACCGCCGCACTGGATCCGACTCGACGAACACCCCCGCTGACGTCGTCAGCCTATATCGAATGTCCACATTGATGGGGGCCAATGGGTCTCCGATCACCCGCTGGACCCCTCCTCCGGTCCACGCACCCCCGCGCGGCGTCCACGTGAAACCGGTTTCCGTTACTCCCTCGACATGGCAGACAGCTCCCAGCGGCGCCAACCTTGCTGGAATGATGACCTGTACTCGCGGAGCTCTGCCGCCGTCAACGACAGCTACCGGCCCCTCCGTCATACCCAGCTCTGCCTCAACCTCGCGAGATGCTGACACCCCGCGAGCGCCGACCCACTCGTGGGTGAGTGCTCGGCGGCTGTACCCGATGCGGCGCTGTGGGGTATCGCCGTCGAAGAACTCGGCGGCGGCGGCGATTGCCTCGGCCACGGTCGGCGCAGTGACGATCATGACGTCGTCGAGGTGAACCCATCCCGGGAGCGAACCAGCCTCGGCGTCGGAGACTGTTCGGACTCCGACCCTGATACGGCATGCCGTAGCGCCCGATGGTGCTGTAAATGACCATGTTGGGCGCGTCCCCTCTGCACTGGAGGCCAGCAGTGAGGGGACTGTATCTACGCTTGTTTTTCCGTTGATCGTCCACTCTGGCTCTACAGTCACTGCGATGCCCGGACTTGTGCGAAGGAGGGCAGACACCGCGAGCGCCTGCCCTCCTTCCACCTGCACGAATCCTGGAGTCGCCACCTGGCCCTGGAGACGGTTAGGGATGTCTATCGCTAGATACCCCGGAGACTGCCTGGTGTGGTCGCCCCAGGGGCCGTGGGCTGTCCCGGCTCTGATCGTTGATGGGAGGTAGTTTGCCCATCCCCGTGTGCCGTAGGCAAAGCTGGGGTTTGGACATAGGTTTGTCCTAACCACTTAGCGACTCCTCCCGATCAGCTGTTTACGGTGTGCGAGTACTCCGACGGCGACCGTCTCGACATGGGCGCGGAAAGCGCTCCCGTCATCGAGGATGAGGTTCACCTGCGCGCCCTCGAGCGAGACACCAGAGGCCGCGCCACTTGCCGCGAGCGCGGAGACGTCGGCCCACTGGCGGGCGGTGAGGATTGCCTCCCGCGCGCCCGTCTGGTTGACGGCCGCGGTCACACCCTGCGGCAGCCAGCCGCCCCGGTCGTACTTGCGGGCTCCTCCGTAACGGCCAACGGTCGGCGATCCCCAGATCCCGATCTTGCGAGCACTCAACCCAGGCTTTGGCTCTTCGACCATTTGGCCGCCGCCCGCGTAGATCGCGACGTGATGAGCTGGCGACCCCCAGAAGAGTAGGTCACCGGGGGCTGCCTGAGACCACGGGATTGGCGTTGCGCCGGACTGGTAGCCTGCGGCGGTGAGCCGAGGCCACCCCAGACCGAGCTGCTGCGCAGCCCAGTACACGAGGCCGGAGCAGTCGAGGCCGGGAGGGATGGCTGAGCCGCCCCACACGTAGGGGACGCCCATCTGGACTGCTCGCATTGCGGCGCCCACGAGACCGGCTGAGGAGGATTCCTCAGACTTCTTCTTGAAGAAGTCGCCGACGCCGCTCAGGAGCTTTTCAACGCCGCCTACTCCGAGCTCGCCGATGACTCCGGGGGCGATGCCCTTCATGAGTGCACGCACTGGCTCGGTGATGAGCTGAGCGACGGAGCCGAGGGGATCCGCGAAAAAGTCCGCGACGCCCTTCGCGGCGTCGGCGAACCAACCCGCGATGCCGCCGCCCGCGAAATGAGCGATGCCGCCCCCGGAGAAGCCCGCAGGGGCCTTGCCGGGGGAGCCGCCGGGGCGGCGCTTCGAGGCGGCGTAGTTAGCGGCAATGATGCGGCTCGGCCCGATCTGGCGGACGAGCTCGGGGACAAGGATTGCCTCGCCCGGGGAGAGCATCGCCGGGATCGTGTCATGCCCCGGGCTGTAACCCGGGACAATGCCACCACCGGCGTACTCGGCGATCCGAGGGACCGTCGGGAGCGTGAGTGACAGGCCGATCTTCGAGGCGACCGTCTCCACCATCGACTTCAACCCGTTGGTGTAAACGGTGTCAATGATGAAATTGACGGGCTTGGCCGCGACGCCCTTCACCTTGTTCCAGACCGTCTCTATCGCTGTCTTCATGCCGTCGAAAGTCGAGGAGACGCTCGACGACATCGACGTGAACACTCCGGTGACACTGTTGTACACCCAGTCGACTGCCGCCTTTGCGGCCGTCTTGATGGACTCCCACACTCCCGAGATCGTCGAGGCGATCCCGTTCCAGACGGTGGAGACGACACCCGCGACTGTCGTGAACACCGATGAGACGACGCTCCATACGGTGTTGATGTACCAGGTCACGGCGGTGACAATCCCGCTCCATGCCGCTGACACGGCGCCGGAGATCGCGTCCCACACGCCCTGCAGGAACGACACGATCCCCGTGAAGACCTCGGTGGCGATCCCCGCGATCCACTGCCACGTGGCGGCGATCTGCTCGAACACAGGCTTGATGACGGCGTCATACGCCGACATGAATGCCTGGCAGATCGCGTCCCACACGGGCTTGATGACGGTGTCATACGCCCAGGTGAAAATCGCCACCCACGCCTCGATGTAGAGCTTGATTGGGAGGAGGACGATTCCGACAATGATTGCAAAAGCTGTCTTGAAGACGGTAACGATTCCGTCCCAGACAGCAGTGATCGCCTCCCATGCTGTCTGCATGGGCTGAACGACGTAGGTCGAGAAGAAGCCAGAGACTCCGTCCCACGTGCCCGTCCACCACGAGGAGATCGACTCCATCGTGGACGTCCACACCGAGCTAATCCAGTCAACGAAGGAGTAGAAGGCGTCCGTGATCGCCGCCCAGGCCTTGCGGCCCGTCTCGGTCTGTGTGAAGAAGTACACGAGGCCCGCGACGAGCGCGGCGATCGCAGTGACGATCAGCCCAATGGGGTTCAAATTCACCACGACGTTGAAAGCCGCCTGCGCAGCCTCCGCGAGCTTCGTCGCTTTGACAAACTGCAAGAGGCCGCCCGCCGCCTTCACGGCGTTGATCGCGCCCATCGCGGCGCTCATCCCCTTGAACGCTGCCGTTCCGGCGGTCACCGCCACAATCAGCGGCGCCACGATGTCCGTGTTCGCCGCGACCCAGTCGAACACGCTCTTGAGCGCGTCCGCAGTCTGCTGGATCACCGACGGGCCGTCACCGCCGAACGAGGACACGAGGTCCCACACGCTTTTTGCAAGCGGCGCGAACGCAGACGCGAGGTTCGTCGCCGCACTCCACCCGGACTTGAGCATCTCCCACGCAGCCAGGCCAGCATCGCGCAGGTTAAACAGGAAATCGACGAGGCCGCTGTCCTCCTCGAGGCCGAAGATCGGCCCTGAGAAGTTGCCGTTGGCGAGGATATCCCAGATGCCCTGGATCGACGGCACCGCCGTCGTCTTAATCCAATCGAAGCCCGCGCCGAGCGTATCGGAGAGCCACGTCATGAACGCTGTTAGCTGTGGCTTCGCGAGGTCGATCATGTCCTTGAAGCCGCCGACAATCGTCGCCTGCAAGTTGCCGGCGGCGTTCTCGATGCGAGACACGTCCGAGGCCGCCGCGACCGCGACGTCATCAAAACCAAGCTGCAGGATCGCCTGGTTGAACTCCTCGGCGCTGATCTTGCCCTCTGCCAATGCCTCACGGAAGTTACCCGTGTACGCACCCATGTCCGCGAGCGCCTGCTGGATCTTGCCGGACGCGCCTGGAATGGCGTTGGCCACCTGATTCCAGTCTTGCGTCTGGAGCTTGCCAGCTCCGTTGACCTGGACGAGGGCCAGGCCCAGGCTCTTGTACGTGTCCTTCGTTCCACCGGACACAGCATTGACGTTGCCGAGCGCCTCCGCGAGTCTGTCGAAGCCGTCCACGCCGTTGGCCGCGAGCTGACTGGTGATGCCCTGGATGTCCGCCAGGTCATAGACCGTGCGGTCGGCGTACTCCTGGGCGGAGGCTCCCAGTTCCTTGATCTTGGAATCGTCGATGCCTGCGAAGCGGAGTGTGTCCGCGAATTTGTTTGTCGCGTCGGAGGCTTCAATTGCTTCGGACGCGAAACCGCCGATGCCAACAGCCGCGCCCAGGAGCGCGAGCGGGCCAAGCGCCGACGTGACGAACCTGCCGAGCGATGAGACTCCCGAGCCGACACGACTGAACGAGGAATCAACCTCGTGAGCCTCACGCTCGACGTTGTCAGCCTCACGTATCCAGCTTTTCAGCGAGGTCGTGAAGCGTTCCCACCCGGTGGGTGCCTTCGCAACCCGCTGTTCCAGGGCCTCGGTCGCCACGCGAGCGCTGTCGGACGCGACCTTCTCCTTCTTCAGCGCGTCCGCGTGGTCAGCCGTGGCCTGGTCGGCCTTCCGGTTCGCTGCAGCCGACGCCTCGCGCGCCGAGGCCAGCGCCGACTCCGCACGAGCGACAGCCGCCGAGTCAGCGGATGATCTAGAGCGCGCTGCAGCAAGCGCACGCTCAGCGCGCTCCACCGCAGTCGCGGCGGTCTCCTCCTCGCCGCGCGCCTTCGCGAGCGCCGACGCTGACTTAGCAACCTGTGCGTGCGCCTCCTGCAAGGCCGCACCAGTGTTGGCGGCCTCCTGACGCAAGCGCGCCGTGGACTTACCCAGAGGATCGGCGATCGCGGCGGCGAGGTCCTTGCCCGACGCAGAGACCTGCTCCTTGAACTTCTCCGCGTACTTCTTTCCCGCGTCGGACGCCACCTGGGGGATCTGCGCGGCCGTCGCGTTCTCGATGCTCTTAAAAAAGCCCTTCATCGAGGGCACAACATCGACGTAGACCGTTCCGGCCTGATACACGCCAGTCACGCAGACCTCCTACAGGTAGTAGTTATTCAGTTTTCTTGCGGACTCCACCCCGGCATCAGAGCCGCGAGCGCCCTGCGCGCGTTGGCATCTCTGACTTCTGTTCGTGCTTCGTCGAGCGCGATCTCGGTGAGGCTCTCAGGCCTGGGGTAGGTTTCCTTGCCCCCAAAAGCGGAGACGAGTAGGTCGAAAATGTCCTGCATGACCCTCACCTCGGGGGTTTGGGCTCGTAGCTGTGCCTCCGTCGAGTCGTCGTCCTCGGCTTCGGCGAGCGCGCGAGCGGTTTCTAGCGCGACCTCTGGATCATTGAGCATCGCCGCTACTGTCCTGCTCGTCGACGGGAGCGCGTCGATGAGTGTCAGCAGGAACCGGTAGCGGCGGGCGCGGAACAGGGCGTAGACGTCGAAGCCCTGCTCCGCGATGTCCGCGACTATTTGCCTCTCGTACCGCCCTAGGCGGTCGTAGAGGCGTTCCCTTCCCCCTTAGAGCCGAGCGACGCCTCGTAGTGGTCAGAGGCAGCCCTGATGAGGAGGACCATCTGGCGGAGAGTTAGGCGTTTGAGGACGATCTCCGCGTCCTCTTCGCTCAGCCAGTTCTTGATGATCTCCGTGGCCCGCTTACCGCCGGTGAGGTCCACCAGGAGGGCCTCACCCTCTTCAGGTGAGAGACCCAGCGGGTCCGGGAACTTAATGACCTTGTCGGCGAGGCCGAACGTGAACGGCGTTGCCTCCGCCGCGCCGTCGAGCTTGTTCAAGGCCGCGAGGGTCAGGGTAGGGGTGATCTTGTCGGACATTTTGTGTTCTCCTTTGTGACGGTTTTCAGTTGTTGGGCCGGGGCTTAGTGCTGGCGGGGGGTTCGGGCAGCGTCGCCAGCGTCTTTTCTGCCCATCCCTGGGCGAGCAGGGTCACCGCGTCTGCCGGGTCGTCGGTGGTGCGCTCGAGCACGAGCTTTTCCCCGTCGGCCGTTACGATTTCCTTCTGGAATGTCTTCGTCTTCATGCCTATTGCCTCTCGTGTCTGTGTTCTCCACTGGAAGTTGGCGGGCACGGCTGGGGGGAGAACAGCCCCAGCCGTGCCCGCAGCTCATGCGGCCTCGAATCCCGTGATGTCCCGGTGCTTGAGCATCGCGGACCCGCCGTAGTAGTTACGGCAAGCGGTACCTGCGGTCTCGTCGGCAAACGCCTTGAACTCCAAGTCCCCGGTGATGGGGTCCGTGGCCTTCAGGGGGATCGTCGGCATGGAGATGAGCTTGGCCCTGGTGAAGCACCAGCCCATCAACCACTCGTCATCTGCCGGTCCGTCGGCCGCGATGATCAGGAGGCGCTTCTCGGGGATCGCAGGGAGGAGCGGGTCATCGAAGACCACTTCTCCCGTGGTCGCGTTCGCCTTGACCTGCGAGAGGTCAATGCCGTGCGTCAAGGAGAGCATCTCCTTGCGGAACAGCTCAAAAATGTTGAGCTTAATTGTCTTAGATGCCTTGGTCAGGTCAGAGCGCACAGGCTCCGCATATCCCAGGCCGTCGACGTCGTCCACGGTCACATCGGGGGCGATTTCACCACCATCGGTGGTGAAAATGCCCAGGGGCGTCCACTCAGCCGGGATCTCCTTCAAAGCGCCCCCAGCATCCGTCAGTGCATCCGGGACAGCCGCAGTAAGCGGCGCAACGAACGCGAGAACGTTCAACGCCTTGCGCACGTTCTTCGACTTGTTGTGCTTCTTCTTCAGAGCCTCAATGGTCGTGTTAGCCATATCAGCCCTCCTTCCAAATCAGTGGTTAGTCAGTGGGTCTGTGAGTGGCATCAACGCTGAGGCCCACCACCTCAACGACGCCATAAGCAGCGCGAACACCCAGCCGCGATGACACGTCGACCGTGTCAACCCAGCCGGACGCGCCTACTACTGGACGCGCCGCAAGAGCGGCCGCGACCTGGTCCGCGAGCGCCTCCGCGCCGACGCCACCGGGACCCGTGGGGGTCTTGGCGTACACGTCGATCGCGATTGACGCGACTCTCTCGTAATCGAGGTCCTGGCTCTGGATGGCGTAGACGTGGACGAGTGGTAGCTGCCAGGTGTCTGGGAGGCTTCCCTCCTGGAGTACTCGCACGGTCTTGATCCCCGTCGCCTGGGTGATCACGTCCCGGAGTACTTGTACTGGATCCGTGTACGTCATGTGCGGCCCTTTCTCGCGCTCCGTGATCCTGCGAGTTTCCCGAGCGTGCGCTGGGCCGGGACGCGGCGCCCGTCTCTGGTGAAGTGCCCGAACTCCACGGGCACTGCGTGCGGGGCGTCATTGGTGACTCGGCCTGCAGCTCTGCGTGACGAGCCGTTTCGGCGCGTCGGCACTTCCGCCATCACGGCCTCGACCTTGTAGGCCTCCGCGAGCACGCGGTCCCGTTTCGGGGCCGCCGCTGTTGCCGCAGCGCGCACCGCTTCGGCTTCACTGACCATCGCCCTGCCCATGGCCTCTGACTGCATTAATGCTTCAATCGAGAGGCTGTTTCTCACGAATTTGACAGTCATTTCACCTCCGTGAGATCACGACAGCCGTGCCGCGCGGCCACGGCGAGGACGGTTCCTCCACCCTCCATGTCCCGCCGAGAGGATGCTCAGCCGGGACGCGGATGACGTCACCGACGCTGAGCGTCACTCCCCGAGGCAGGTAGAGCGTCGCGGTCTCGTCGGCCCGCTGCGAGGCTGCCTGATCGAGCAAGCCCGGCACCGTGAACTGCCCCGGGGCGATCAGGCACCCCGCGATGAGGCGAGACGCAGACTCCTCGACGAGGTAACCGTCCTCGTCGCGGCGGACGCGCCCCTCGACCTGAATTGGGGTTTTCCACTCCTCCATCACGTCAGGCCCCTCCCATCACCCACACGTGCCCGGCGCGGCGCGGACGGTATGAGTCCGCGAGCGCCTGGTCGTCGGGGGAGAGGAGAGCCTGACCGCCCACCGCCCAGGTGGCGTACTGCCTGGTCTGGGTGAACGGTCCCGTTGTCTCTGTCGCTTGAGTTGCCCCTTGGGCGGCGGCGTCAGGGATGAGGAGGATACGGCGTACGCTGTCCGCGAGTTGGAGTCGCACTGCTGCGGGGACCTTGGTGAGACCCGCCGTGTAGGTGACGACCACGAAGTCACTGCACCACGCTCGCACGAAGAGAAACCCATGCCGCTTCTCGTACGCGACGGGCGCCCCCTCGTCAGTGAATATGGCGAGCACCTCCACGAGAGGCGCCCGGGTGGGGAACACTCGGCCACCGGCGTCCACCTTCAAGCGATGTACATACGTCTCGACCGTGAATGTCTGGCGTGCACGCTGCCTGAATGCCTCAGAGAGTTTGTCCGCGACGAAGAGAGCGCGGGGCTTCTCCTCGTCGCTGAGCGTACGCCCGAGGGCTGCCTCGATGTCCTCGATGTCGATGAGAGGTGCGCTCATGTTCGCACTTCCTTTACTTCTTGGACTTCTTGGCGGGCTCCTGCTCAGGCGGGTCACTGTCGGGCACGGCCTCCTCGAGGAGGCCCGCCGTGATCATTGCCGTGGCGACCTCGTCCGCGAGCTCGAACTTGATCCCGTTTGCTCCCTTGACCTTCATTACGAAGCCTTGAAGACCTGAACTGCCTTGGGGCGCAGGACTGCGCCGCCGTAGACGTGCAGGCCGCGGACTCGATCCGCGAAGGTCTGTTCCGCACGCATGCTCTCGGTCTTCTCGACCTGGGATACGTAGGCCACGGACGGCTTGTGGAAGCCGATCGCCATGGGCTTCGTGTTATCGAGCCAGGGGCTCGTGACCACGTCGAAGCCCAGGAGACGACCGATCGTCGCCTCGCGGAGGCCACTGACCATGTTCGACTTGTCGAAGCTGGTGAGCTTCGAACCGTCAGAGAGAAGGAACTCCTCGAACGCCGCGTTGATCAGGAGCACGCGGTCCATGGCGGGAATCTTCTCGGCCGAGAGCTTGCCGCGCAGCTTCAGGATCGCGGCGTAGGCCGTCTCCCAATTCGTCGGGTTCGCAATGCCGGTCACCGCCGTGCCCTTTGATGCCAGCATTGCGGTGAGGAATGTCTCCGCGTCTTCAACGAGTGCTGCCGCCGCCGACTTGGTGTACTCGTCGAGAGACTGGTTCGCCTGCGCGGCGTCGATGTCGTCGACCAGGAAGTCAAACGCCTTCTCCTGGTCAATGGTGATCTCGATGCCCGTGGACTCCACGGCATCGGGGATGGTCGTGCGCGGCACCTTAGCGCCGCCAGTCCCAGTGACTGCGCCGGTCTTGTAGTCCTTGACCGTGATATCCACAATCCCAGGGATGTGAATCTTCGAGCCCGCGGTGAAGGCCTTCTCGTATTCATGGTTCGCCATTCCGACGAGCACCGTGTCTCGTCGGAAGTTCTCAAGGATACTGGCCGACCACAGCTCCGGAATGAAGTGCTGCAGAGTCATTTTCTGTCCTTTCTTGGCCCGCTTATGCGATGCCCATGATGTTGTTCAGTTGCCCGTCCTTACGGGCCTTGATGATCTCTGAGGGAGACATCTTCTTGAGGTCATCCCTGGTGAGCTGCTTAGCAGCCCTGATCTCGTCACCACGAACTCCCGCGTCCGTCGCGGGAGCACCCTTGGGGACCTGCGCGGCTCGCCACGCCAGGAGACGCTCAGCAGATGCCCTCAGCTCCTCCTCTGACGAGCCAGACAGCAGGTCAGCGTCCACGCCCGTCGCTGCCGCGACCTTCGCTCGCATCGCCTCGGCCTCCATCGCCGCAGCTCGCGCCTCAGCCTTCGCTGCCGCTTCCTGCGCCTTCTGCAGCTCGGACTTGCCCTGTTCCTGAGCCTCGTCATAGAGGCGCGCCTTTTCGGCGTTCTCCTTCATCCGAGACTCATTCTTGCGGGACAACTCCTTCCACTTGCGCGCCTCAGCCTCCCAGTCAACCTGCTGGGCCGTATCCTCAGCAGCGGCTGCAGAGGCATCCTGCGTGGCCGATGCGTCCCCTCCAGTTTCTGCAGACGGTGCGTCGACGAAGCGAAGGTAGGGACGGTGCTTCAGGTGGTTCTTCATGGTGATTCCTCCCATTCCGGGTATTTGAAAACCCCTCACCGTTACGGCTCTGGGGTGCTCACCTCACGCAAAGCGTGAGGAAGTCTGGTATCCTTGCCATTAGGGACGGGCATCCCCCCTGGACTAGTTGTGAAATAATCAACCGTCAGAACGTCCGGGCAATGGGGCCCGTCCCTTTCATGCAAGGGAAATTTCTTCGAAATGGGCCCCATCGTCCGACATCACGAAGAGGCGCCGTATCTTTCCGTCTTGGACTCGTTGGTTATACAGCGATAGTTGTTTTCGCAGTTTGCTGGATAGTTTGCGCTGCCCGAGGTCAATAACGAATACGTCTTTGACTACGCCGTGATTATCCCGAGCATTAATGACCGCATCCTGAATATGTATTCTGATCGTTCGGTACTTTGTGCTCGTGCTCTTCAGCTCACAGGCAATACTGTTATTCGTTTCCCAGTAGAAATCGTTGGTTGATTTACGGGTTACCAAGTCTCGCCGAATCCATCTAGCCCGCTCGCCCCTCGCTTCGAAGCGTTCAAGGAAATCGATCTCATGAGACTCAAGGATCTCCTGCCCGAACTTTCCATCCGGGGCCAACGCCGAAAGGTCTGACTTCAAACGCTTCTGGCGTGCCAATCGCTGCGCAGGGCTCTCCGGAGGCTGCTGCTCTCCCGATGCCCCACGCTGCGCCTTCGGGGGCTTGGGAGGCTTAGGCGGCTCGGCCCCACCTGCCTTGGGCTTAGGCGTTGGCTTGGCCTTCGGCTGCGCCCACGACAACGTCGGCCCATACTCCCCATGCTCGCGGACCGTCAGGAGCTTCCGATAATCCGGAGTACTCCCACCGCGATCCGAGACACCGAGACGGTCCGCCGCGACTTGGTGGACCTGCTCGAGCAGGTCCTCATCAATCACCTGATTGACCGCCAGACCCGGAGGAAGAGGCTGCACCCCACAGTCACACCCCGGGTGAATCGGCATCAAGTCATCCCGGTAATAACGCTGCGTCGACGCAACCACGCAGAGAGCGCAATTCTCGCGCCCCGTGAGCACACGCCGATAGAACTGGCCCTCCTCCGGGTAGCCCCGCATCGACTGACGTGATGCATGCACCTTCGCTAGTTGCATGTCCCCACCGATCAGCTGCGTGAGCCGCAGCCGCCCCTCAGCCGCAGCCTGCGGCAGAGGCTTGCCAGCCGCGAGCGCTGTGTATACGTCGACAGCTGGGCGACGGTAGACGAGGCGCTGGTCTACGCCGCGCGCTTCGCGTATCTCGTCCTGGTCGATGGGTGGGAGGACCACGTTCCAGCCGAGTTCGCGGGCACACTGTGCGAGGTACGCGCGTGTCAGGTCGGCTATGCGGAGCTGGCCTGCGGTCACTCTGGGGGTTATCGCTTGGATCATGTCTTCGACGGCGCTGGCCCTGTAGTGCGGGAGTGAGTCCCAGTAGGCCTCGCTGAACTTCGTGATCTGTGTGCGCACAGCGTGGACCTGGCTGTCGTACGCCTCGGCGAGGCGGTTGAGCGTGTCCAGGTCAGTCACGTCAGCCTCCTCACCAGATCACCAGACGCCCTATGGGGTCGGTGTTGTCGGCGCTTGGTTTTGCCTGTCCTGCAGGGAGAACGCGAGTGCCAGTTGTTCCTCAGCCCTGCGTTGCTTGTCCTGTGCTATCTGCTCGGGGCTGTAGCCGAGGATGTTGCGCTGAATTGTTTCGAGCGCCTCGCCTGCGTTGCGCGCCTGGACGGCCGCCGCGTACTTCTCCGTGAGGGAGACCGCGTGAGGCGGGACGAACAGTACTTCGACTGTCTCGGCCTCGTCGAGGGTGATCCCCTCGACCGCGAGCGCCTTGACGATGAGGTAGGCGAGAGCGGGCTTGAAGCGCTCGATCCTGTCACCCGCCTTGGAGAGGAGCGCCTTTTGAGGCTGTTCAGCTCCCGCGGCGGACTGGTTGGCGGAGTCGGGGAGCATGATCGAGATCGGCGTTGCCGTCTCGGCGGCGAGCTCGCGCCAGTCGTCCTTGGTCGCGTTGAGGATCTCGGTGATCTGCGTCTGGGAGGACTCCCAGATTTCCACACCCGGGGGCAGCTCCCACAGGGCCGCAGGCGAGGGCTCAAAGATCGCCTGGTAGTCGATAGCATTCCCCGACTCGTCCTCAGCAGGCAGGCCAGCCGACCCCTCAGCAGACTTGAGCGCGCGCTGGCGGAACGCCTGCATGCTGATAATGACCAAGCGCTGCAGCGTTTGCCAGTTGATGCGGTCGATCAGGTCCAGGACGTGCTCGAATTCGCCCATCCCGAACCTGTTTTCTAGCACCACTACCGGGGGCGCTCCCTCGAAGGGCTGGACGCCGCCAGGGTCGAGTCGCCAGTCCCCGGCCACACGAGAGATCAGCTGTCGCGACTTGTCGTATGCCGACCGCGTATAGGACATGCGCAGGCCCGGCGTCCACATCACGAGGTGGTCGACCCCTGCCGTGGGGTCGCGCCAGACCTTCACGGCCGCGAGCGCACGCCAGGGGCGTACCGGGTCCGGCTCGACGTACATGTGTTCGGGCCGCTCGTAGGTGACGCATGCTCGGCCGTCTTCGTCCTGGGTGACCAGGAGGTAGCCGCGCCCGAGTGTTGCCGCGTCCCAGATCGCGTCCGAGAAGACCACTTTGAGGCGGTTGTCGCGCCAGATGCGCGCGGCCGCCTGCGCTGCGGGGCTGTCCTCGCTGGCTCCGACCGTCACCCCGTTAGGGATGAGACGATCCGCGAGCGCGGACACGACAAGCTTGCCCGGGTTAGTGCGCGCACGGCGCTGGAACTTCAGCCACGCCTTGGCGAGATTCGGGCCCATCTCCGGCAGGGGAGATGACCCGTTGGTGTATGAACGCAGGAGATCCGTTCGCGGACGCTCCTTGTCCATCTTTGCAGTGAGGTAGGCGAGCCACTCCTCGGGGGTCTTGGTCATGAGGTGGGGCCTCCTTCCCCAGTGCGTTTGTTAGTAGAGTCGTCGCGGAGCGCGGCGCGCCGTCGGCCTGGCCGCGCCCTTACCGACCGCGTCGAGGCCAGCCTTATACGCGAACATCGCGCCCCATGCCGCGTCGATCTTGGAGTAGTCCTGATCGTCAGCAGGCTTGACCAGCACGTACCCCGCCTGTCGCGGGGACTTCCTCGCGTTGAGGAAGTGCGCGGTCATCGTCGGGTCTCCGTCGTAGGTGATGAGGTTCTGGTGGATCGCGGAGAGCAGCTGCGCGAAGTTTTCGCACGTCTGAGAGACGTTGCGCTGCGGGTAGCGGATCGGCTCGGACGCGCTGATCTTGGCGCGCAGGCGACGCGAGTAGCGCGCCTCCCATGCCTTCACGTCCTGCGCCCAGCCCGCTGAGGGGTCAGCATAGAAGCCCACGACGTTGAACCTCTCGAAGGCTTCACGGACAGTTTGTTCCACTTCGAGGCGCGGGGGCTGCCAGCCTTCGCCTGCGGGGCCGTCTGGCTGGCTCCAAATCCCGACCTTGAACAGGTGACGTTGCGTCACCGAGTATCCGATCAGGACCGTTGCATCTGCTATGCCGATCTTCCTGCCTTCTGAACCGTCGAAGCCGAGCGTGATCGGCTCGGTGGAGCTGATCTGCTTCGTGTGGTCCTCGATGGCTCGCAGCTCGGGCATTGTCAGCCATGCGTCCGACGCCGAGGTGAGTTGGTTGAGGAAGTTTGAGCACATCTCCGCGGGATCGTTATCCGGGTGCCAGAACGAATCGGCGATGCGCTCCAGGTCCACCCATCCGGGTTCGCACTCGGGCTCGTGGATCGCGCAGCCGCGCGGGTCTGCTGCCGAGTCTCCATAGGCGATGCGCAGCCCGTTGATGAGCGATTCGCGGTCCGAGATGTCGGTGTCCAGCGGAGCCTCACGGTGGTCGTAATACAGGCCCCGCGCCGCTTCGGGCTTGACTTTCCCCTCTTTGATCAGCTCGTAGAATCGAGCCGTTGTTTCCGCTACCGATCGTTCGCCGATCGTGTAGGCGTTGGGGGTCTCGATTGTGAGGCCCCTGAGCTTGTCTGCGTTCGCACGCAATGTCTTCGCCAACTTCGGGCCACCGTTTGACGGCAGCCATGTTTCGGTCTGATCCATGACTGCCATGACGGCCTTCGCGCCCTTGACGGATGTCGCCGAGGATGTTCGTTTTTCGATGCGACCACGCCTCAGGGCAACGAAGGAATCCATAGGGTCTAGGCCGTACTCTGACTCGGCGGGGGAGCCACGCAGCATTTCGAGCAGCGGGTCCCAGGTGTTTGCGGTCTGGTCATCGGTTGTGGCCGTGACCTGGACGATTGGTGTACGCCGCGTCGACCACGGCACCCCGACAGGCTGACCCTCAGCATCCCACCCATCGCACAGGACGGGGCCGAGCGCCTCCGCACAGCAGATCGCTGCGAGAAATGGGCTCTTGCCCCACCCACGCGGACGCGACAGCACCGCGCGCTGCTTGATACGACGGCCCGTGTCTGGGTCCAGCTCATACAGCCTCGCGAGGAACTCAATCTGCTCCTGCGTGGGAACAAACGGGATGTGTTCCTCACTGTCCTGATCCCGGTCAGGCATGAGCAGGTACGCCATCATCCAGTCCGCGATGTCGTATCCGAGCGTCGGGAACTCGTCGTCCTCGTCGATCGGTTTCCAGGGCACGCTACACCGCCCTCAGCTTCTTCTGCCGTCTGCGCGCACGCGCAGAGACCGGCGCCGCCTCATTCCCGGCGGTGTCGGCGTCGTCTTCGAGGTTATCGGCCACCGCGAACTGAATCCGCAGACGGGCACGGTCCTCGGGTGTCGCGCCGAACTTCGCGACACGCAACCTGAGTTCAGCGGCCATGCGGAAATCGCCCTTCCAGTACAGGGCGTGCAGGTACGCGGTATCGAGTAAGAATGACCAGTCCGTCTCCGTGTACTCCGCGCTGAGTGGGGATTCGCCCCACATCTTCCACCACCGGCGCGTCATCGTCGGCCACGTGAACCGCTTCTTCCTCGGCTTGCCATTCTCGTCGAGCACGACTTGCTCAATGACCGGCAGCGACGGCTGTTCCACAGGTTGCGCCGTGATGATACGCAGGATTTGGGGGTCTTTGTTCCGGCGAGCTCGCGAGCCCTTCGGCTTCGGCGCGGGGCCACGACCAGCCATAACCACCCCCGCCTATCCGCAGAATACCAACGAATTATCCGTTACAATAAGAGACGTGAGGACATGCGAACACTGCTCGGCTCCGCTCAAACAATGGGCGCGCGCCGACGCGCGCTTTTGCAGCACTCGATGCCGAGTCGCTCACCACCGCGCCGCACCGACGAGTGCCCCACAAGTGCTACCCGCCGAACTCATCAGCCGCCCCCGATGGGTCAACCACATCGACAAGCGCCCGCTGTGCTCACGCACGGGGCGCTGGGCATCTGTCACCGATCCGAGCACGTGGAGCACCCACGCGGCCGCGAGCGCCACCGGCGCACCCCTGGGGTTCGTCCTCGGGGACGGCATCGGGTGTATCGACCTCGACGGCTGCCTGGACGAGCGCGGCATCCCCAACGACGCCGCGCGCACGCTGCTCGCGTACTACGAAGGCTCCTACGTCGAGGTCTCACCGTCTGGGCGCGGGCTGCACATCTGGGGGACGGCCGTCCCACAGCGAGGCTTCAAGCGCACCTGGCGCGGTCAGCGAATCGAATTCTACTCCCAGGGGCGATACATCACCGTCACGGAAAACGTGTACCAGGACGGCACCCTAGCACCCCTCTAAATTCCCCCGCGCCCTCACCCCACCATCCGGCGTTTGCGTTGAGCCAGCAACGGTTTCCGCTTGTTGTTATTTCCCCAGACCCGTACAAACAAAAAACGACAGCTCTTGACGGTTTTTGCGTTGGTGGGGGAGGGGGTCCCTGGTGGGGGTCTAGTCGATGAGGCCGGGATGCTTGCGCTTGCGCGGAGCGTTTCGCGCCCGCTCAGCGGCCAGCGCTGCCGCAGCTTCCTGCTGAGTCTTGCGTTTGTGGTGCCAACGGCAAAGCCACTGGAGGTTCACCGCTCGGTGATCGTCACCAGGTTCGACGTGGTCGCACTCAGCACCAGCTGCAGGGCAGCGCGTCCCATCATGCAGGAGCGCCTCGCACCTGCCGCCTGCACGGGCGCGGACGAAGGCCCGGCGCTCGTCCCAGTCAGGCGGGAGACGCGACGCACGATCACTCGATGACCACGCCATGACGCTTCACCCTCTCGGAGCTCGCCGTGTCCGGCGGGTACGCGAAAGCCCCGGACGGTTATCCGCCTCGGGGCTTGTTCGACACTACTGCCGTTGGCACGAATGTTACAACTGCCATGCGGCGCTGTCAATCAAGCTCCGCCTTGGTTGCGTGTCGTGTCGTGCAGCGGCGGCGCGACGAGGCCGCAGCAGCCAACACGTCCTCGACGGACACCCATACGGAGCCGCCGACCTTGACCGAGCGCACCCGGCCCGCCGCCGCCCACACCCGGACCGTTGACGCGGGGAGGCCGGGCACACGCTTGGGCACATCGCACTGTCGTTCCCACTCCTCCCCCGCCACGATCATGCCGACGGCTCCTCGGTCTTTGCTGACATGCGAGCGACCAGGACCGACCAGGCGCGCAGCCGTTCCCAGTCCTGGGAGGACAGGACACGCCCACAGGAGATACGCGAGCACGTGACCTGCTCTTGCCCACCGACGACTCGCACGGGCGTGACCACGAGCGAGTAGGCGTTGCACGACGGGCAAGCAATACCCTGCACCCGCCGCTCCGGTTCCTCGACTGCCCACCTCGCGCGTGCGCCTGCGTCGAGCCTGGCCAGGTCGGCAAGCATCTCGGGCGCCCACGGCGCGGCCGCGACACGGTCGAGCAGAGGATCAATCCACCGCACGAGCTCAGCTAGCGCCCCCGGGGCGCGGATGCCGACCGGCTCTGCCTCCACGAGGTACGCTTCGCCTGTCTCCGAGTCGATCTTGCGACCAGGAGCAGACCACCACAGACCGGACGGCCGAGGAGCCTCCACGCCGATATGCTCACCTGCCTGGATACACCACGAGGCCAGCGCCGCCGCGAGCTCGTCAGCAGCTGCCCGCTGCTGCGGATACAGCGAGGACGAGCCAGGCGGGCGACCACCGCCGGACGATGAGACCACCGAGGGCACATCATCCCCGCCCATCAGCTCGTCGACGAGTGCCGGCATCGTGCGCACGACGGCCTGCAGTCTCCCCCAGCAGCGGGCACACAAGACACCGACGTAAGCCGGACTCGGGGCGCAGCCCCGGCACGAGTCATCCTGGCAGTCAGGAAGATGCTCACCAGGCGACGCACACCCGGACAAGCACACGCGGTTCAGCACGGCTCCTCCTCAACGCAGCAACGGCCGACCATCATCGCCTTCTCCTTCTACGGTTCCGCTTAGCGCTCTGCTGAGGTGTGCGCGGGTGCCCGGCCTGGCCCTTCCCGGCCTGGCCCTTCCCGGCCTGGCCCTTCCCGGCCTGGCCCTTCCCGGCCTGGCCCGTGCCTGCCCTTCCCTGGCCTGCCCGTCCCGTCCCGTCCCTACCCGACCCGAGAGTATTCGACCTGATACCCTTCGATGTCGAACCGGAGTTCGGACTTGAGTCCGAACTCGGTCGAATACGCGGACCCTCGGACGCGCGTCTCTCGGACGCGCCGGGGTCACGCACAGCAGCCTCTGCAGGGCCGCTGGAGCCGCGCCCGGGGTCAACAGGCGCTCCGGACCCTCGGCCCGGGAGAACGCCCCTCGCGGGCGTCTCTGAGGCGGGGTCAACGGGCGCGCCCGGATCCACGGACGGCGCGGCATCGTATCCGTACCTTGTAAGGAACTCAGCCGACCACACTCCGTAATACGGCGTGGACGGGACAGGCCGCAGCGGCGAGGCCGCGTCGAATGCCTCCCGCGCGTGCCCGCGCGAGGAATTGCACTCGTGACAGGCGACCACGAGACCCTCGACCGGGGCGTCCCCCAGCGAGTCAGGGTCCACGTGATCGAGCGTGCCGAGGTTGTACCCGGTCGGGCCGGTCCAACGCACGACCTTCCCGCAGTAACGGCACTGGTCGCCGTCGCGGAAGATCACAGCGGCCTTTTTGTTCGGGTCGCGGTTCTCCCGCGACCTCGCGCGGCGACGCATGACCTCCTCGCGAGGCTGAATGTGAATGAATTCCTCATCCGTGAACAAGCGCAACTTGCGCGCCCCGTCCACCTCAACCCATGTGAGCAGCTCTGCGGCCACCGCCGCATCGATGAGGCGCACAACCCGCGAGCGCTCGCCGTCGCGGAAGCACGCGCCCCTCTCGATAATTCCGTCTGTCAAGTGCTTGGCCGAGTAGGTCGCGAGAGCCATGAGGAAGCCAAACATTTCGATGATCGAGATGTCCTCCGCTCCCTCGATGTCGTACAGCGCCATGAGCTTAGGGTGGCTCAGCGCTTCGTCGCCGACTCGGACCCAGGCCATTACCTGCCCTCCTTCACGCTTGTGTTCTTGATTTCCGCTTGTTCCCAGTAGTCCTCTGGGAACAGATCCCGGGGCCGGTGCCCCGGGAAGTTCCTGCGCATCCAGTCGCGCTCGGTTTTTCGCTGATACTCAGCCTCAAGCCTGAGGAAGCACGGCCTGCAGCGCGCATGCCCCGCAGCGAGCACGACGCCACAGTCCGGGCAGTACCGTTCCATCAGAACGGCGGTTCCCACGCCGCGTAGTTCGCAGCTGGCTGTGAGGCCTGGCGTGCCCAGGGGTCCTCTTGCGCAGGCTGGCGGGGCGCGGGCTGCTGCGGTGCCTGCGGCGCCTGCGTGGCCTGCTGCGTTGTCTGGGCGGGCTGGGTGGACGCAGGTGGAGGCGGGGGCGGGTATCCTGCCCCGCCGTCGGCTGCGGGGTGCCTGGTGACCTGTGCGCGGGCTCGGCGTAGGGAGGGGCCGACCTCGTCGACCTGCAGCTCAACGACCGTGCGGCGCTCGCCCTGCTGCGTTTCGTAGGAGCGCTGTGTGAGGCGGCCGACGACGATGACGCGCATGCCCTTGCGGAGGGACTCGGCGACGTTCTCGGCGACATCGCGCCACACGGAGCAGCGCATGAACAGGGTATCGCCGTCGCGCCATTCGCCGGCGTTGCGGTCGTAGGTTCGCGGGGTGGAGGCCACCGTGAAGTCAGCGACGGCGGAGCCGGACTGTGTCCAGCGGAGTGTGGGGTCGGCGGTCAGGTTACCGACGAGGGTGACGAGTGTTTCGCCGCTCATTCGGGGTCCTCCTCGTTTTCTTCGAATGGCATGACGGTGAATCGGATGGAGCACATGGGGATGCCCATGCGCTTGCTGGTGTAGCGGGGATCGAGGCGTGTGTCCGGTCCCTGCAGGTGCCGCGCGTCATCGTCCGGGAGCAGGCCCGCGTCCACAAGCCCGTCCACGAGGGCCTTCAAGGTGGGCATGTAGTTATGGAGGTCGCGGCGGCGTCCATCCGGGAAGCGGACCCATGCGACAAGACGCGCGCGCATGAAGGTTGGGCAGTGGGCCGCGCGGGCCATGACCCGGGCTTGCATGCGCAGGGTCCGAATCCGCGGGGAGAGAGTACGGCGGTCAGCTCGGCCGTTGAGCGAGAGCATGTCCGCCTGGGGCAGATCGAAGGGACCGATCTCCCACAGGGGCGCGACAGTCGCATCATTCATCACGTTCTTCTCCTGCCTGCGGGTAAAGTCCGTCGATGAGCTCGTCAACGACAGCACCGATGGCCCTGCGAATGCTCATACGCTGCTCGGGCGTCTGCGCGTACTTCTCGGCGATGTCAGCGCCGACATCGATCAAGGCGGACGCCGTTTTGAGCGCATGCACCTGAACCCGCGATAGTTCCCGCTCGAGGGCACGGACGTGATTCGCGCGCTCGATCTCGATGAGGGTCCCTTCAGTCACAGCCCTTCCCCTCCCTCGTAGACGCGAAGCCCCGCTGGCTCACTAACGCTCCCCACAGGCACAGGTGGAAGCAACGCCTCCTCCAGGTACGGGATCGACGGCCCGTCGTACAGGAGTTCGCCCGTCACAGGGGCCTGAAGCAGCACTGACCCGGCGGACCAGCCGAGGCACGCATCGCTGCCCCAGATGAACGAGGACCTCCCAAACCCGTCGCCGACGCGGACCCTCAGAGGAATCTGCCAGGCCGCAGCCGACGCAGCGAACGTGCGCACGACGGCAGGGTCTAGCTCCACGGCCGCATCCTGATAGAGGACTCCATGCGCTCCATCCAGCAGGAGACGCGCCGCGTCGACGCGGTCCTCATCCATCGGCTCAGCCGCCGGGGCGACACGCGCCATCTGAGGCCCATACAGGACGCCCGTCTCCTGGACGGTCACGCCCTCCCTCTCATCGAGGAGGAGGCTCACCCGCTCGACGGGAGACCCCGCGAGGAACGTCGCCAACGCCTCAACCGCAGAGCGGCGCAGCCACATCGACTTCACGCCGTCCCCGTAGCTATCCCCATCCAAAACGGTGAACCGCACCGCGATCGCGCGCTTACGATCAATCGCCGAGGCAAGCACCGTCACGCAATCCTGTACCACGGCCAGGCGTAGCAGGCCCGCGCCATTGTCCGGGGCATCCTCGGGAATCCGACGCGCCACATGCGGCAGAGCCGCACGCAGCGCCCCCTCCAAGGCCGCCCGAGCCACGACCACCATTGTTGAATCCCCGGTGCTCATCGGAGTGCCTCCTCACGCGGTAGCACCCATGTGAGAATCTCGGGGGCTGCCTCGACCTTCTCGCAGAACGCCTCCTCACCCTCGCCCAGGGGGTACCCCCACCTCTCCAGCGACCGCAGGTAGAGATGCACGAGAGAGTCAAAGCGCTCACCGTTCGCGCTACGCCAGTAATCACGGCCCATGCCGCCCTCGAGGACACCGATGCACCACGCGAGGCGCGCCTTAGCCGCCTGCGCGGCCGACATCGTGACCCCGAAAC